CAGAAATAATAAAAGAAAGAAGAAACACTCCAGAATACAAACAAAAGGAAAAAGAATATAGATTAGAAAACAAACAAAAACATAAGAAACAAAAGAAACAATATTATCTAGATAGTAAAGAATATTTCAAAAAAAAAGCTCGTCAAAATTACAAAGAAAGAGCCTCAAAACAACCAGCTTGTATTTATCAAATCAAGTGTCTTGTTAATAAAAGTGTTTACATTGGTGAGACAAAAGTGGGGTCTTTGAGGTGGACTGACCATCTTTCATCTTTAAGAGGGAATTACCACAATAATAGTAATTTACAAAAGGACTTCAACGAACACGGAGAAGAAGCATTTGAGTGGTCAATAATAAAAGAATTACCAAAGGATAAAGAAATGCTCCTACTCGAAGAAGCAAGAGAGATCCAAAAAAGAATAAACAACGGAGAAGATCTTTACAATCTGATGCTGACAATCGAGCAGTTGAAGATGTTACAAGAAAATAAGTAATTTTACTTGACAAATAAGAACAGATATGTTATTATACTAATACATCAAAGGAGGATTCATGGATTATACAAATTTACTGACTGCACTTGCAGCTGCAAAGGCTCACAAACCTATATTTGATAATGAGGGCTTGTCTGACATTATAGCAACATTGGAGTCTGATATTGTGAAAGCAACTTGCAAAGCAATTGCAGAGATAGAGAGACAAGCAATATCAACTCGCATCAAATCAGCTCTCAAAATAAAGAAGGAAGAGCTTGCAAAAGAGGGTAAAAAACTAGGAGGCCCAAAGATAGAGAAAGCCAGAAAACAAGCTTCTAAAGTCAATAAACAACGGTTTACAACCTTCAGAGCAAAGACAGGACCTAAAGCTTTCAGTATTCGCAAAGAGCTAGAAACTGAAGGAAAGAAATCAACTTTCCAAGCCATCGCAAATCTGATGAATGAGCGAGGGATAAAGACTATGTCTGGAAAACCTTGGAGCCCATCAGGAGTTATGCAAATGATGAAGGCTTACAAGGGAGATCCTAAGAAAAATAAGTAATTTTACTTGACAAATAAGAACAGATATGTTATTATACTAATACATCAAAGGAGGATGGATGAAGAAGTTAATGATAATTGACGGTCTCAACATGTTTTTAAGAAGCTATGTTGTGAATCCGACACTGGCTCCATCGGGAGAACCCATAGGAGGCACCATAGGCTTCCTGAAGAGCCTTCAGAAGGTTTGCGGCATGTTTAGTCCTGACGAGATTATAGTCGCTTGGGATGGCCACTCAGGCTCCTCTAAACGGAAGCAAATGAATGAGAACTATAAGGATGGACGAAAGCCCATCCGTTTCAATAGAAGAATGGTAGAACTGAACGAAAAACAACAAACAGCCAATAAGGCAAATCAATACATTAGACTAGTGGAGTACTTAAATGAGACACCTACAATTCAAATCGTTGCTGATTATGTGGAAGCCGATGATATTATCGCTTATGCTCTTAAGCACGATAAATATAGAAGCTGGAATAAATATATTATCTCAAGTGATAGAGATTTCTTCCAACTCCTCGGACCAGACACAATGTTGTACAGACCAATCCAAAAGAAGTTGGTGGACGAACACAGCCTTATGGATGAATTCGGCATACATCCCAGTAATTTTGCCCTTGCTCGTGCCATTGCTGGAGATAAGTCAGACAACTTGCCCGGCGTTCCTCGTGTTGGTCTTAAAACAATTAAAAGTCGTTTTCCTTTTATGGCTAACTCAGAAGTTCAAACTGTTGAAACGATTGCAGAATCTTGTAGAAACGTGGACAAACCGATTAAAGTTCATACAAACATACTTGATAACTTAGAGCTAATTCAAAACAACTATGATATCATGCAGCTATATAAACCTGTGATATCCGGCACAACAAAAAGACAAATTGATTTTGCCGTTGAAGAGTTCGAACCAGAATGGCAAAAGCTTGATTTTCAAAGACTTTTGATGGAAGATGGTCAGATTACTTTAAATCTCAGCACTTTATTTTCAAATTTTAATAAGATTTTACTTGACAGTTGAGAAATTTATGTTATACTTATAAACACTCGGAGGATTTAATGGAGAGTAACAAAGAAACTTTTATGAACTATGGAACAGATTTCCAAGATAAAGTAGTTCAACTAATGCTGGAAGATCGCCCATTCTGCGATCAAATAGAAGAGATATTGGAAATAGATTATTTTGACAAGGCTTATCACCGAGCTTTTGTTGAAATAATATTGGATTATCGAGAGAAGTACAAAATGCACCCTCATTATTCAACGATTGAGATGATCTTGAAACAAGGAGCAGATAGTCTAGACAAAGTAGTCCTAAAGCAGGTTATAGAATTCTATGCAAGAATCAAATCATCAGGACAAGTTGAAGGTGTGCAGTTTATCAAAGACAGGTCTATTGATTTTTGTAAAAAACAAACACTAAAGAAAGCAATTCTGAAATCTGTTGATTTGATAAAGAAAAGCGATTATGACTCTATAACAAAGATCATAAACGAAGCAATGTCAAAAGGAAATGATCAGGATTTTGGACATGATTTCCATAGAGATATTGATGCTCGTTATGTTAGAAAGTCAAGAAAACCTATCACAACTGGCTGGCCTAGGATTGATGACATAACCAAGGGCGGAATAGGGGCAAAGGAATTGGCTGTGGTCATCGCTCCCACTGGAGCTGGAAAGTCTATGGTTTTAGTACACTTGGGTTGTCAAGCACTACAGCTTGGGAAGAAAGTTGTTCATTATACTTTAGAATTGGCAGATACCGTCGTTGGGCTCCGCTATGACTCATGTTTATCAAAGGTAGATCTTCGAGATATTATGGATTCTAAAGAAATTGTGAAAGAAAAAATCTCTGACATTCCCGGAAAACTAATTATAAAAGAATATCCAACTAAATCTGCTTCAACGAATTCTTTGAAAGCACACCTACAGAAGTTGAGAAAGCAAAACATTTTACCTGATGTTGTCATTGTTGACTATGCTGATCTTCTTCGTCCCATATCGTCAAAGGCAGAAAAGAGACATGATCTAGAGGGAATTTACGAAGAACTAAGAGGCATGGCAAGCGAGTTCAATTGTGCCTTTATTACAGCATCACAAACAAACCGTGGAGGTCTTAATGCAGAAGTTATCACAATGGAGTCTATTTCAGAGGCTTTCAATAAGTGTTTTGTTGCTGACTTTATTTTTTCACTATCAAGAACTCCGCAAGATAAGCAAGCTAACTCGGGCCGCATCTTTATTGCTAAAAACCGTAACGGACCAGATGGATGGGTATTTCCCGCCGCTGTGGATTGGTCACATGTTGGGATAGAGGTGCTAGATAGAAAAGGTGATGAAGAAGTGCCTTCGTTGACTGCAAAAGAACAACACAATCAACTTCAAAAATATTATACAAAATTATCAGGGTCAAAATAACAACAAAGGAGAAAATACCATGGGAATTGAAAACAAGATACTGTCAGATATAACAGTTCATATGAAATATGCTCGATATCTTTCCGACGAGCAGAGAAGAGAAAACTGGGAAGAATTAGTTACAAGAAATAAGGAAATGCACATCAAAAAGTTTCCTGAATTAGTCGCTGAAATAGAGTGGGCTTATGAATTAGTTTATGACAAAAAGGTCTTGCCTTCAATGAGATCTATGCAATTTGGTGGAAAACCAATTGAAGTCTCTCCCAATCGTATATTCAATTGTGCTTATGCTCCAATTGATCATATGAAGGTATTTGGAGAGATTATGTTTCTTCTTCTTGGAGGAACTGGTGTCGGTTATTCGGTGCAAAACCATCATGTTGAGAAGCTACCTGCAATAAACAAGCCAAGCACGAAAAGAACAAGAAGGTTCCTCATTGGTGATTCAATTGAGGGGTGGTCTGATTCTGTAAATGCCCTTATGAAGTCGTATTTCACAGGGTCCTCTAAGTTGAGATTTGATTTTTCTGATATCCGTCCTAAAGGTGCGAGACTAATTACTAGTGGAGGCAAAGCTCCCGGCCCACAGCCATTGAAGGAATGTCTCTTGAAAATGGAGGGAATATTAGATGCGAAAGAAGACGGGGACCAACTATCGACACTCGAGGTACACGACATCATCTGCTACATCGCCGATGCTGTCCTTGCTGGTGGTATTAGGAGGGCTGCTCTTATTTCTTTGTTCAGTGCTACTGATCAACACATGCTCAGTGCTAAATCAGGAACTTGGTACGAAACCAATCCACAACGAGGAAGAGCAAACAATTCCGTAGTAATAATGAGACACAGAATTGATCAAGAAACCTTTTTGAACTTATGGGAAAGAGTCAAAGAATCCGGAGCTGGAGAGCCCGGCTTTTACTTCACAAATGACAAAGATTATGGATGCAATCCATGTTGCGAGATTTCTTTGAGACCTTTTCAATTTTGCAACCTTACGGAGATAAATGTATCAGACATCTCTTCTCAAGAAGAACTAAATGATAGAGCCCAAGCAGCTGCGATTATTGGCACACTTCAGGCATCTTATACTGATTTTCACTATCTTCGTCCCGTTTGGAAGAGAAACACAGAGAAAGATTATCTTATTGGAGTATCTATGACAGGTATAGCATCAGGCAAGGTTCTTGACTTGGATATGCCTCAAGCTGCGGAGATTGTAAAGACAATCAATGCAGAAGTTGCGGAGAAAGTAGGAATCAAATCAGCTGCTCGTTGCACAACAGTAAAACCAGCAGGAACAACATCTCTTACACTTGGGACAAGTTCAGGTATTCATGCTTGGCACAATAATTATTATATTAGAAGACTTAGAGTAAACAAGGCAGAATCAATCTACACTTATCTTCAAGTATATCACCCAGAGTTGTTAGAAGACGAATTCTTTAGTCCTCACGATACAGCAGTTATCTCTGTACCACAAAAAGCACCCGAAGGAGCAATTACTCGTCATGAGTCAGCTTTGGATCTTTTGGAGAGAGTAAAAAGAGTTCATTTGGAATGGGTAAAGAAAGGACACAGAAGTGGACAAAACACCAACAATGTTTCAGCGACGATCACCATCAAGCCTGACGAATGGAAAGAAGTTGGTACTTGGATGTGGGAAAATAGACACAATTACAACGGATTGTCGGTTCTCCCATACAATGGTGGGACTTACAAACAAGCCCCATTTGAAGACTGTACCAAAGAGCAGTATGAACAACTAATGAAGTCTCTTGTTGAGGTTGATTTGGATAAAGTTGTGGAGCTTGATGATAACACAAACCTCACTGGAGAGCTTGCCTGTGCAGGTGGAGCATGTGAAATAAAATAAACAAAACTATTTATAATAATAATTTCAAACAAATTTAAAAGGAGTAGTTATGAAAGACAAAGTACTAGAAATAATCGAGAACCTAAACAACATTTTGTTAGATTTAGAAAAAGTGGAGACACACTCTTACGGATATAAAGCGGCCGCCGTTCGTGCTCGTAAGGTTCTTCATGAATCTCGTCAAAAGTTTCAAGATCTTCGTAAAGAAATTCAAGAAAAGAAAAACGAAGAATAAAAAAAATAAAAATAATTCTTGACAACTACTCCTTATTGTGTTATAGTAATGATACTCTAAGGAGTTTTGCTGTCTCTTGTAGGTTAGAGATAGAGTTTGTGGCAACTTTTCTTTGCGTGACAGACTATCATCAAAATTGGAGGTAAAATGATAAACGAAGTATACAATAGGCATGTTCTAATCGATCCAATCGAAGAAGAACAAGAAGAGCAGCACTCTTTGATTGCACTACCCGATGATTATAAGAAGGTTGAGTCCCCTTATGTTGTCGCAACAATCCTAGATTTTGCCGACGATTGCAAATGCAGACTCTCAGTAGGATCAGATGTTGTTTTAGAACGTAGAATGATGATTGAGGTAGATATTAAAGGTAAAAAGAACTATTTAGTTCTAGAAAACTATATCTATGGGAGTATTGAAGATGAAACTGACTAAAAAATTATTAAGAGAAATGATTGCTAAACAAATGAAGCTTTCTGAGGCGACATTTGGATCTGTTAAAAGAAGAGTGAACACCTATGATCAAGAGAAGACCTCAAGAACTGCTAAAGAGTTTGTTGTAATGTCCTCGGATCGTGGTGAAAGATCTCCTGCTGAAAATAAAGATATATATAAACAATTCAAGCAAAAAGTTAAATC